GGATGTTCTATTTTTAGATAGAGCAAGTAGAGATTTAGGTAATTTAGTTTATGTTGATATCTTTAAATTAAAAGATAGAATAAAAGCAAGATATGATGGAAAGGGTAGGGTTATTGATTTAATAAGCGCAATTCTTGAAGAAAACAAATTTATTATGATGCCTTTACCAGCATTCGTTAATTTTTACGGAGTTACAACACCACAATTAACAGATAATCCTAGTATTGAATCATCTTTTGATTTTGCAAATGATTTATTTGGTACATTTTTAAATGTAGATTATAGAAATTCATCACCAAAATTAGTTTGTTTTTACACCGATATCCCAAGTCAGCATTTAGATTTAAAAAATAATCCAAACTATCTTTATAGAACCGATGCATTTGATTTAGGAAGACCATCAAATAACACAAATAGAGAAAGTTTAGCTAATAAAAAGGATTGGTATTTCTCAAATCGATGTGTTGGATTTAATGTTGATTTTGGAACTAGAAATCAAAGTATGTTTAAAACATTAACTTTAAGTCAAGAAAATACTTCAAACACATCAGAAACATTTAAAATATATGAAATGATGGCTGACCAAGCTGCTGGCAGGTCTGTTGCACAACAGAACGTTTCGTTATTTACTGAATATAGAAATAGATCATATACTTGTACCGTAATGGGAATGGGTAACGCATTAATCCAACCAACAATGTACTTTAATTTAAAACATGTACCAATGTTCAGCGGTCCTTATATGATTTTAAGTGTAAAACATATTTTAAATTCTGGTGAATTTATAACCCAGTTTACTGGTGTTAGAATGCCGGTATTTTCATTACCAACAATCAACAATTCATTAGCGTCACTAAACACTAATTTATTTAGTAAAATTTTTAGTGATATAAAAGCAGACGTACAAAAAGCACAAGCCGATGGTGATTTAAGTTCAAACAAAATAAACTCAAATAATTCAATACAACTTCAAACTTCAAAAGATAAATCACCTGTTTCTGAAGGATGTACAATTTATACTCTTGGTGATAATACAAACACAATATACTCAACATATAGAAAAGCGGGTCAAGCAATTAGAAATTCATACTCAATTCAAGAAATAATTTCTATCATAAAAAGTAAAGTGGTTGGTTCAGATGATAATACCAAAAAAATTAGAGCAATGGTATTTTCAACAATTTATCTCGATGGTGGCGATAGACAAGAAGTAATTGCGTGGAACAATAATTTTGGAGGTGCGCCGTTAAAAGACCTTCAGGATAATATAATTTCTTATTCAGAATCCGCTAACGTATATTTCCAAAAACAATATTTATGTTTAAGAGGAATAGATGGATATACATTACCATACCCAACATTTGAAACCGTCGATAATAATATCTTATTCTTAAGAGATAAATTTACGAATTTAACGGGAAATATTGATTTATCATCTTACACAAATGACACAATTACAGGAAACACTTTAACAAATACATTATTTAAGAATTGGGTACAAAATTGGCCCAAGAATAATCAAGTTGATTTTGAAGATTTTGTAAGAACAAATGAAAAAAAGGCGCAAAGTTTAAAAAATAAATTTGGTCAATCGGTTTCATTAATGAATTCTATGAATCTTTTCACATAATCATATATTTATATAATAAAAACAAAATGAACATTCAATCAGCTTTAGATAGTTATTTAAACAAAAAGACAAGAATTACCCAAAAAGATATGGGTAATGGTTACAATGAAGTTTGTGATTTAGACACAGGCGATTGCTATACAGTTAGAATGAAAGACGGTCTAATTGAAAGAATTGACAACACTATGAGTGTAAATAAAAGAGTTCAAGTTGAAACACCTTCAGGTATTAAACAATTATTAAATGGTTAATAAAATGAAAATGGACGATAGAATCTTAAATGAATTAAAAAGACATAATTCAATAAATAAATATATCTTTGAACAAGATGTTACAATTCCTCCCCCAGAAGGAGAAGAAATTCCACCCGCTCCAGAAGCTATACCGGATGCTACAATTCCATCGTCACCAATAACAGCAGAACCAACTCCTGTTGTTCCTGAAACAGACCCTGAAGTTGAAAAAATTGATGCTAGTGGAGCATCAGAAGAACAAACTTCAAGCACAGAAGAATTGGATATTACCGATTTGGTAACGTCACAAAAAAATGTAGAACAAAAACAAGAAGAATATTTCAAGAATTTATTTTCACAATTGGAAACATTGCAAACCAAACTTTCAGAAATGGATGGAATTGTTGGTAAATTAAATGATATTGAACAGAAAATTGAAAAATATCGTCAAAAAACACCCCAAGAAAAACTTGAATTAAGAAGTTTGGATAGCGGTCCTTACACACAAAAATTATCCGATTTCTTCACCGACAAAGAGAGTGAAATGGAAGCATCTGGAAAAAATGAATATGTTTTAACATCTGATGAAGTAACAGATTTTACACCAAATGAAATTAAAAACACATTTATTCCACCGACAGAAGACGAAACAATTTAATTAAGATTTTAAAAGAAAGGAAAAGATAGCATTTGTCTTTTCCTTTTTTCTTTCCTATATTTAAAAACGGTCGATAATGACAAACAAATTAACAATTAAAAACAATTAAAAACATGAGTACATTAGATTCGATTTTATCGCAGTATGAAAAAAACACAACCAAAGACGGTAATAAAATGTCTATGGAGGAGAAGATGAAAAAGTATTTTGCTTGTCTTCTTCCAAATGGAGTATCAAATGGACAAAGGAGAATCAGAATTCTTCCAACAAAAGATGGAAGCTCTCCCTTCAAAGAAGTTTGGTTCCACGAAGTTCAAGTTGGTGGTAAATGGGTTAAACTTTATGATCCCGGTAAGAATGACAATGAGCGTTCACCCTTAAATGAAATTTTTGAGGAATTAAATTCAACCGGAAAAGAATCCGATAAACAACTTGCTGCGCAATACAGATCCAGAAAGTTCTATATTGTAAAGGTTGTTGATAGAGATGCTGAAGGTGATGGTGTTAAGTTCTGGAGATTCAAACACAATTATAAGAACGAAGGAATTTTGGATAAAATCATCCCCATCTTTAGAGCTAAGGGGGATATTACTGACCCAAAAGAAGGTAGAGATTTGATTATTCAGCTTGTCAAATCCAAAACCCCGAAAGGTAAGGAATATACAACAATTCAGACAATTATGCAAGAAGACCCTTCTGCTTTGAGCAAAAATAAAGAGCAAATGAAAGCTTGGGTTGAAGATGAATTAACTTGGGAGGATGTCTATTCGAAAAAACCGGTTGAATATCTTGAAGCAATTGCAAGGGGAGAAACACCGCGTTGGGATTCAGCAAAGGGTGGTTATGTTTATGGTGAAGAAGCTGAAAATCTTACATCTGAGAGCACCATTGTTATGGATGGTCAAGATGATGAACCAAGCGGAGAATTACCCTTCTAAAATAGAATTATATTAAATCAGAATCCCTCAGGTTATAGCTTGGGGGATTTTGCTTTTTTATGATATTTATGGTTATGAAAAAGATTAAATTAACAGAATCAGATTTATATAGGATTGTTAGAAAGGTTCTTCTTGAGCAAGAGGAAGAAAATAACAGAAGAATTTTTAATGAGAATCCAGAATATTTTAAAACGATTCTTAAAAATGTATTTAAAAATGATTCTAAGAAATTAACAAGGTTTTTTAATAAACAATACGATAAGGTTATTATTAATGGAAGTTTGAATTTAGAAGGAGCACCAATTCAATCCTTACCGGATAATCTTTATGTTGGGGAAAATTTGTATTTAAGTGAAACACCAATTCAATCCTTACCGGATAATCTTTATGTTGGGGGGGAGTTAGATTTATCTTATTGTGAAGAAATTGAAACTTTACCTGAAACTCTTGAAGTTAAGGGTAATATTGATTTATCCTATTCGTCAATAAAATATTTACCCGATAACTTTAAAGTACCAAAAAACCTATTTTTAGATTATTCTAAATTAGAACATTTACCGGATAATCTCACGGTTGGAAATAATTTAATAGTAAGGAGCACACTTATAACAAAACTACCAAATAATTTAAAAGTTGGTGGTAAATTAAATATCCGCAATACAGAGGTGGAAGAATTACCTGATGATTTAGAAGTAAAATCTCTTATTTTAATAGATTTTACACCATTGTCTTATAACTTAGATTTACAAAAGAAATACAAGGAAAAAGGTTTTATACTATATACCAATTAAATTATCTTATCACAATATGTTGTTTTTTATTGGTTTTTTCTTATATTTTAAGAAAATCTAATAATATGGCACTTAAGAAAAAAGAAATTACATTAGCGGATATTAAGAATAAATTTTCGACCAAAACAAAATATAAGGAAACCCAGTTTTATAATTGTGGTGAAGCGTTTTTGGATGCTTGTGGTTTACCGGGACCGGTGATGGGTTCTATAAATTTGTTTATGGGTCATTCAGACACGTCAAAATCGACAGCAATGATTTTATCTGCGGTTGATGCACAAAGTAAGGGTCATTTACCCGTATTTATTATTACGGAGAAGAAATTCAGTTGGGAACATGCTATTGAATTGGGGTTGGACGCACAATTAGATTCAGATGGTTCTTATGTTGGTCAATTTATTTATAATGATTCATTTGATTATGTTGAACAAGCAACCGATTATATTAATTCATTATTAGATGCACAAGAAAAGGGGGAGTTACCGTACAATCTATTATTTTGTTTCGACAGTATTGGTTCAATTCCTTGTTTGGCAACATACGAAGGAAAGGGTGGCGGCATGCATACGGCTAAGGTATTGGCGGATAAGATTGGCATGGGACTTCATTCTAGAATTACTAAATCTAGAAAAGAAGAATATCCGTATATAAATACTATGGTTGTAATCAACCAAGTTTGGATTGAAATTCCAGATAATCCATATAGTCAACCTGTAGCAAAACCTAAAGGTGGGGAAGCTTTATTTTTTTCGGCAGCATTAGTATTTTTATTTGGTAATCATAAAAATTCTGGTGTATCGCACATTACTGCGACAAAAAATGGTAGAACGGTATCATTTGCTACAAGAACTAAGATATCAATATTAAAGAATCACATTAATGGTATATCGTTTAAAGATGGTAAAATTATCGCAGTACCTCAAGGGTATATTAAAGACGATAAAGCAGACATTGATAAATATAAAAAGCAATATTCACAATATTGGAATAAAATATTAGGTGGTGGTGATGATGATATTAATTTAGAAGAAGGTAAAGATGAATTATTTGAATCATAATTTGTTAATAATAACAACTTTTTATAAAATCTAGATATTTATTAATATGGGAAGAAAGAAAATAACTAACGAAGAAAAAAAACAAAGTATTTCTATTGCTCTGAAACCGGAGTTATTAGAATATTTTCGCGGACTCCATATTAATCTTTCTTCTCTAATAAATAAATTATTAGAGGATTATAAAAATGGAAAAGAAAATATGTAATAAATGTGGAATCGAAGCTCTTATATCGAACCAAGGAAAAGGTTTTTGTGAGACTTGTCGAGTTTTGGACATTAAAGAACAACGAAGTCGTAAATATTTTGAAAAAAAAGAGCAAGAGAGGTTAGAGTTATTTTATAGGGATTGTCCGATTTGTGGGAAAGTAATAACCTATAAAACAAGTAATGGATG